ATTTCAGTATATGGAAATGCAAGTCCTGATCTATCTGATATTGATAAAGCAAATCTTCCTTGTGCAAACTTAGCCATAATTAACTCGCCGTTGGGTAATAAGTTTTAGGAGATATGAATGCACTTGTTGGTGACCCATCTTCCGCAAGAGCTCTTGATAATTCATCCTCATATAATAATTTTAATTGTTGCACTCTTTCAAGTGCCCATTTTTGTGCTAAGTAATATGCTAAACCTGAAACCATACAAGGTACAAATCTATTTGGTATATCACCAACGTTGTCATATGCACCTGCATCAGTAATTCTTTTTACAAAATTTATATAAACATAATTACCTGCTGCTGATGAATCAGGTGTTTGATATAAAGTCATAGTAGTTTTATCAATAAATCTTTGAACCCAAAATTGTGATGGGGTTCCTTGTGCTGTTTTATTTGAAAAAGCTGTGTATGTTGATCTATCAACTTTAGTTAAAGGCGCATCTGATTGATCAGAATTATTGTAGTTTCTTCTATAACTTGCTTCTAAAATATCTGCTAGACCATATGTAGATGTTGTGCTAGTTCCACCTGCTGTAGTTGAACTTGCACCATCGGCTGTTGATCTATAAAAAGTATATTCTGCTTGTCCTTGAACTAAAAGAACATTTGTATTTCCTACTTCCCAATAATGAATACCTCTATTTCCCCATTCTTGAAATAAAATATTTAAAGATCTTCTAGCTGTTTTTAATTGATAACCTGTAATACCTTGAACACCACATCTTTCGTATGCATCTTCAATTACTTCATCAATTGTAAATGTAGATTCAAAAGTTGCTTGGTTTGATATTGACCCTGCGGCAGGAGTAAAAGCTGTTGCACCCATACCACTGTGATTAGTGCAATAATAATATAGAGTTGGAGCATAGGTTGCTACAACTATAGTAGTATTTGCTCCTGAACTTCCTGGTGTTCCTGTAGTGGTCACACCTGTTGTATATGGGGCTGCAGGAGAGTTATTTGCACTTGTAGAAAAAGCTAGTATGTGTCCTCCACCAGTTGCATTAGTAGAGTCTGATTGATCAAAGATATATGTATTACCTTCAACTAAATTTAAATCAGGGCTAACGGCACCATTAATATAGAACTTGTTACCTGTTCCATATTGGTTAGTCCCTGTTGCTACAGTGACTGTATAAGTAATAGTAGCCATTCGACTACGCTCCTGTGATCGTTACCGTAACGCTTCCGCTTGTTCCAGCTAGATTAAATACAATTCCTTCTTTAAAAAGAATACCTGAACCAGGGACATATACTTCTAAACCTTCAGTTCCAAATTTATATGTAGCCACTAAATTACCAGCAGCCGCATTAGCTGCTACTGCTACATCATGCAATTTTAAAACAGAACTTGCTATTCCTTTTCCTTGAATAGAAGTAATTCTAGCTCTACCTGCTCTTGATAAGGTATCAGAACCTATAGTATCCATAAGTAGGGTTGTTTGATCACTTGAATATGATGTTGACATTTTTTCTCCTATTAAATTAAAGGTGCTCCCGAAGGAGCACCATATTAATTATTATGCGCTTACGCCTGTTCCAGCCACTCTAGATTGGAATGTATTAAAGTAATCACATACTAAATGATTAGCATTTGTACCTTTGTGTGCACCCATAATATTGAGTTCTAACGCAATATCATCAGGCACAGTCGTAGCCGCTTGTACTCCAACGGCATTTCCGTTTAAGTACAATTTAAATTGGTTCGCAGTTACACCTATTTCACTTCCAGCTGGTTGATAAGCAAAACCTAGTCTAACTGAGTTACCTGGGATCGCTTGAACTGTAGCTGTTTGTGTTGGAATAGTTGAATCTTCAAAAGTGAAATTTGATCCACCTGCTGAACTCAACATATCAAAAGATACACCAGCTCCATTTTTTCTAGAAATGAATTGTATTGTAGTTGTATCTTGTAAGTGTGAGAACCCGATACCATCAGTTGGTAAAGTATCTGAGTCTGCATAACCATTTTGAGCAAATCCTACCCAAGTGTTTAAGTCACTTACGTCAGTAACTGCAATGCTAGTTTCGAACCACCATTTTTGGTTTGCATTAAATTGCCAAACCTGTGGTCCTGCAATACCTTGAATTTCACCAGCAGCAGGAGCATTGTCTCCTTGTCTTAACCATCCACCAGCATATTCTGCTAGTTGAAAGTCAGATCCACCTGTTGATGTGATTGTCCAATCTTCATCATTGAAGAGTTGCCAGTCGTTTTGATACGCTTGTTCTTGTTCGTATCCACCTGTAATAAGAGGTTGTTTGATTCCACTAAATACAGAAGAACCTCCATCTTTTCCTACTACGTTTGTAACTCCATTTTTAAAATGTGTTGTCATATAATCAGCGCCTCCATGCGCCAGTTATTCTTACTAAGAAAAGAATAACCAATTTATGATTTAATTATCTTAGTATGTCTTTTATACAACAGATTTATATTGAGTGCAAGAGAGCCTACAGTGTGGATTGGTTTTTTCCAACGATGTAGCTTTTTATTAAGTAGCTACAGAAACTTGAGGAGCAGCGTCTTCTACCTTATTTTGCATATGCTCTCTTCGAGCCTCTGCAAGTTTTATGTGGCTAATGACATCTCTAACTCTTCTGTCAATTTTAACCATGTTGAGAGTATATCTACCCTCTTTAAGGTGTTCCTGCTCCCACTCCAGATCTAGACCCCTTTTCTTCGTGTACAGGTCCGCTAGGTGTTGCATTATCGCCTCCATTGATAACCTCCTCATAGGTTATTCTTTTTACTCTTGGATCATGCATTTCTCCAAGAGACTCCCATTTTATATCATTTTTTCCTAGTTTGTCAATGATGGCATTTTCAATATCTAATGGGGCATCAATACAGTTTATTATAAAATCTGCATGTAGTTGGTAGGCATATATTTTAACTCTGAAGTTTTTAAGGCGCATTTTTCCTTTCTATTTTATGATTGAGGCGGGATTGTGTCCCGCCTCAAAAAATTACTTATTAAGCACCTGGTGATGCAAAAATACCTCTAGGGTCAGATACACCAAATACGTATCTTTCTCTAGCTTTGTATCTTACATTGCCAGTATCGAAATCACCTTCCATTTTAGTAGTCAATGGAGCTCTTTCGAAATGTTTCATACCATTTGGCACGTCTGTGATTAGATAGAACGCATCTGTGTCTGTTAGGTAGTGATTAATAGAGTATCCTCCAGGAATCATTCCCATGTTTCTTAATGCGTTAATATCATTGTCAGCAGTTCCAACTCTACCAGCAGAATTCATAAGTCTGTCGGCAGTAAATTGAAGTGCAGATGGTATTACCATTCTTGTAGCTTTCGCAGCGATCTTTAAACCTCTTTCATCAGTAAGCGCAGCAATGTCAATCATCGCTTGCTCTAATGAAGTTTCGTTTAAGTCCGCAGCAGTTGCTAAAGTATTGCTGAAAGATCCAGCAATAGTTGTATGCGCAGTGTTAAATAAAGTAACACCGTCACCTGAATTGAAACTTCCTCCAGGTAAACCATTGTTTAATGGTGCAGCTGCTTTAACTTGTTTAGTTTGAGCCATCGATCTTGCTAAAGCTTTTGTATATCTAGAAGCAAGTCTGTCATACAAGTTGTCTTCAATAGCTTCCTCAGTAATAGCAAACGCTAACGCAATTGTTTCGTTAGTGTATCTAGCTGTGAAAGTTTCTTGAGCCTTGTCATAAACAACACCTGAACCTTCTGGTTTTACTTGTGCTTGAGCGAAACCTGACAACATAACTTCTTCTTCAAAAGCTCTGTCAGATGACTCTGTTGTGTATATTGCAGTATGTTCTTGGTCATACTGTTTATACTCCAGGCCGAATAGGGCATTCAAACCTGGCTCTAGTTCTTTGACTAGTTGATTTCGTGATATAGCCATAATTTATATACTCCTATTATACCCCTGTAGTGTCTAAGAAGAACGACTGATTAATAAGAACTCTCCATACTACATTCGCAGATGTTAAGTCATTATTTTCAGGGTCTCTTGAGACTCCTACAATTTTAACTTGTTGATCAGCATTATTGTTAAGAGTCGCATCATCTAGAGTTGCTCCTGATATATAGTTAGGACTTCCTCCAGCTGAATACGCAATATCTGCTGTGTTACCCACGTCAGTTTGAGCAGAAGCACCAGTGTTGTTACTTCTAATCTCATACTGCTGAAGCGGACTGTCGTTAACTAGTGCAACGATGTCTGTAGCAGTATTACTACCTTGTAAGTAGTTCTGAAACGTAGGCTTGTTTGTAGTAGCATCAGTGTAGAAAACACCATTTAGTGAGCCGATAATATCTTCTATACCAGCTGTACCCACTACAACAAATCCACTTGCTGCCTGACAAACCAAATCTTGGTTGTAGATAGCAGATGAAGAAGCTGCAACAGGATATTCACCTAAACCCATGTTCTCATAACCATTGCCATACATCTTAATTGGTTTCAAACCGAAACCAGTTGATGAACTATTAGCCATAGTTTTTTCTCCTTGTGAGATGTTTTACCATCTCGGTTAGTTTATTTCGCTGGTTGGAATTGTTAAAAAATTAACTACTCTTTG